TGTTGCTGTAAGTGTACAGCGACTCAAACGGCGGGCTGAATATTGAGAAGTGTACCGAGTCATCCGGTAAACCTGCGGCCATTTCTACGGTATCCGCGTGGTAGACTGCGTAGTTTTCGTTCATTACCTGATCTATTACATTAGCCATTCTGGATTCTCCATTTTTATGTTTGCTTCGTATTCTGTTTTTTCAGTAGCAGCGCTGAATATCTCTTTGTCCATCATGGTCTTCATATGACTAACCATTGATGCGCCTAGCTCCTGGTTGTTTTTGTCTTTCTTCTTGATGTTCTCAATAACTGCGCCTTCTGTGTCTGCGCTTACGACGTGGACGTGAACTTCATTCAATTGACCAAACCGCCAGCATCGTCGTATAGCCTGGTAATACGACTCCCACGAATCGGAAAGGCCCACAAAGATCATCTGGTGACAGTTTTGAAAGTTCATACCGAACCCGGCAATCTTTGGTTTGCTAACCAGAATCCGAACATCACTTCTAGCAAACCCAACGAGCGAATCTGCTTTATGGTCTGGCTTATCGCTGCCTTTAACCTCAACCGCACCATCAATGGATTTTTTAAGACGATCTGATTCATCGTTCAAGTTGCACCAGATTAATACTTGACCTTCCATGCTGTTTGCCAGTTCAGCCGCTACGGCTACGCGGGCATCCACTGAATCCTTTCGTGCCTTGTTTCGATCCTGCAAACCCTGGGCAGGCTCAACAAATAGCGCATCTTCTGGCGCAGTCTCAACAACGTGCGAGTGGTAGTGAAGTTTGGGCAGCACATGACGCGAACCATCAAAACCAAGATCAGTCGGGCTTCTGATAACCGCTGCCCACGTTGCCATCCATTCAAAAAACCGTCTTTGGCCGTGGCCTTTTAGTCGCCACTTTGAAACGTCACCGCCGTCGTGGATAAAAAACATGGCCAGCATTTCAATCTGCGACATGATGCCCAAAAATTCAGCCTGCGTGCCAAGCTCCATGAAATCGTTAGGGCTGGGCGTTGCAGTGCAACTGAGCCGGTATTTAATAGACATACCGAAATCTGTAATTTCTTGCCGACGCTTGCCCTGCATTCCTTTTAAAATGCTGGACTCGTCTATGACAATTCCCTGAAACACGTCAGGATCGAATTTGTGACTCTGCTCGTAGTTGGTAATAACAATGTTTGGGCCAAAAAACGTCGCTCCGGGATTGGCTTTCTCAACGTGTATGCCGTATTTCTTGCCTTCGTCGATCGTCTGCAATGAAACCGCCAGTGGCGCAAGGATGATGACCGGCCCGCCCGTATGCTTAGCTACCTGGTCAGCCCATGCCAGCTGCATGATGGTTTTGCCTAGTCCTGTGTCTGCAAACAGTGCCGCTTTACCGCGCTTGCACGCCCATCTGACTAATGGCTCCTGATAATCGAACAGCGGGTATGGCAACACTTCGGGGCAAGAAAAGCCGGCGTCTACATGCCGGAATGATTTATTTCTTATGAAGTTTTCGTATTCCATTTTTAAGCCTTCTCGCCATTGGCGCTTTCTCGCATGGCTTTAATTTCTTTTTTCAGCTCCGCGATCTCTAGTTGATGATCTTCCATGACGCGGCCAACAATAGCCGCCAACTTTCCGTCATCAGATCCAGTCAGTTCAGCCTTCAACCTGGAAAGCACCATGTTCCCGTAATTTATGCTTTTCTCAGTTCTCATGTTTTCCGCCTCGTAGATAATTGACCTAACCAATACTAAGACGTAATATAGCAATCGTCAACACAAAACCACACTAGGAACGAATAACATGAAAGACAACGTAATTTTGACTGTAGAAGAAATCAGAGCCGCGCTGGCCGACCGCAACCTCAAGAAAGTATCAGAGGGCAGCGGCGTCCACTATCACACGGTAATGGCTGTGGCCAACGGTACGCGGTTGAATCCTACCTATGACACTTACGTAGCCTTGGCAAACTACCTGGCTAAGTGAGGTCGTCATGGAGAATAGGGGCTGGATTAAGTTGCACAGGTCCATGTTCGACAATGAGCTATGGAGATCCGAGCCATTCACAAAGGGCCAGGCGTGGATAGATATGATTGGAAACGCAAACCATAAGCCGGGTTCGGTCTGGATTCGCGGCGTTGAAATTGGCGTCAAAAGGGGGCAGCTTGCGTGGTCAGAATTAACGATGTCGAAGCGCTGGGGCTGGAGTCGGGCGAAAGTCCGGCGATACTTGGGAATGCTAAAAACGAGACAGATGATAGAACAGCAAAAAGACAACTACACATCGCTCACAAGTATATGTAACTACGGGATTTATCAGGATTCGGATACACCAAACGAGACAGCAGGCGATACACCAAACGAGACAGCAGGCGATACACCAAACGAACACCAAACGATACACAAACAAGAATGTAAGAATGAAAAGAACAAAGATTTGCCCAAAAATCGGGCTGCTGTTTTGGACTATTCAACATGGCCAGAAACACCAGATCAGCAGATCCTTGCAGACTGGAAAGCGCTCAGGAAAAACTTGAAGGCTCCAGTATCGCAAACCGTCGTCGCAAGATTTGGAAAGCAGCTATCCAAAGCAAGGGACCTAGGGTTCTCAGTTGACGATTGCCTGGGCAAAGTTATCGAAAAGGGATGGAAAGGGTTTTCTGCCGAGTGGATGGCAAACGACAGCCAGCAATCATTTGGTGGCCAACAAGCAAAAAGAACAATCAGGGATTTTCCGCAGGGGTAAATTATGAGTGTAGCAGCAGAGCAGGGAGTGATTGCGGCGATTTTGAAAAGGCCGCACATGGCGAAAGAGTGTGGGCTATCGGCATCTGAGTTTCAGAGCCAAGCTTGCCAGGATGTCTACCAGTCAATCCGTGAAAAGAGCGATTCAGGCGAGCTGTTCGATCTTATTACCATTGGCACTGACCTGAGCAATAAGCTGCCTGAAAAGGATGCGGCTTACCTGTTCGATTTTATGGGCAAGCTCATGGCCGAGACTGCCGTAATGCCGGGCATGTTTGAAACCTACTGCCATGAAATAAAGCGTAGCTATCGGCTGACTGAAATCAGAACCATTGCAAACACGCTGCTGATTGACGTTGAGGAATCGAAAAGCCCGGAGTCCGCAGATAAGGCTATCGCCGCGCTGATGGCTCTTGAAAATACAGGGCGCAATTACTCATGGACGATGGAGCACGCCGTTAAGGCTGGACTGAGACAGGTCGAGGAAGTGTCTGCCCGTGATGGAATGGTGGGCGTCGATACTGGGCTGCCGGAGCTAAACGACGCGACTGGAGGGTTTAACGATTCTGATCTTGTCATCATTGGCGCCAGGCCGGCCATGGGAAAAACCGCGCTCCTGCTTAACCTGGCGAATAATTGCAATGTTCCGGCTGGCATTGTTTCTGCTGAACAAGGTCACGAGCAGATAGGTAAGCGAATGCTGTCAATCGAAGGGTCATGCGATGCGCAAAAAATACGGAAGGCTGATCTTTCTGGGGATTTCGTAGATGACCTGGGGCGGGCTGCGAGGCGATTGATCGACAAAAAGATATGGATAAATGATAGACCCGCAATAAACATCATCCAGCTTTGCCGCCAGGTCAGGGAGTGGGCTCACCGGTACGAGATTAAGATTGGTTTTGTTGATTATGTGCAAAAAATAAAAGGCAGCCGGCGCGGTATGTCACCTAAGGAAGAGGCGGCCGAAGTTGTCGGGATGCTCAAGAATCTTGCGAAGGAACTTGGCATACCCATCGTAGCACTGGCTCAGGTCAACAGAGAGGTGGACAAGAGGCCAGACCCTAGACCTAACATGGGTGATCTTTCAAACGCCGCTGAGATAGAGCAGGAGGCCGATCTAGTCATCATGCTTTACCGGGATGAAGCCTATAACCCGGATACTACCGACAAAGGCATTGCAGAATTGCTGGTCGAAAAAAACCGGCATGGCCCGACTGGGCGAATACGCTGCCAGTGGATTGGCCGATACATGCAGTTCAAGGAATTGACGGCTCAGAACTACATGGATCATTAATCATAAAACTATAAAATAGTTTGCATGGATGTTGACTAGAGATAATTGATCCATTATCTTTAGGTTATCAAATCACAAAACAGAAGGAAGCAGCCATGAACTCACTAACAAGACACTTTCACCGCGCACAGCAGCTAATCAAGAGCAGCGCGCTCTCGCACAAGCCAGCAAGCCAGAAGGGTATCGCGCCGATATTTTACGAGCTGACACCCGGAGATGGGGCGATGTACGACCTCCCGACTTATAGCCGTAACCGAATTTCACAGTACGACTTCGACAACCGGTGCAGGGCTGTGGCTTATGCGGATCGGCTTCGGATGATGTTGAGGAGTGCAGCGTCAATTACCCCGTCCTGAAGGGCGGAGCTTTCAGAGAACATCCTGCAAGCCAGATTGACCAGCCTAAGCCCGCCTTAAACGGATTTTAAAAAGGGCTACGTTAACGACAGGTCGCTAAGACTTACCTTGGGATGCTTCCTCAGTCCCAAGCTCTAAAAGGCACTGATCATGCTGGCGAAAGGTAAAGCGCCGAAGGTTGGAGTCGCCCGAAAGGGGAGCCGGTCGTTGACATTGGCGAGGGGAGATTTGCTTTGCAGACTATCGCAAAGCAAGCGTTACCAGGCCTTTACGGGCTGACAGCCGGGAAAGACCGGCACCTTATTCAACTGTTGATAGCGAAGATTAAAGGAGCAAGTAGCATGATTACCGCAACCATTCACCACCCCGAGCCAGGCGAAACCAACTCATTCACAACCGTTATGGGGATCATGGGCCAGATGCAGATTAACTGCGCTGAAACCGGTGATCGAGGCGGCGCGATTATCGTCAACCGCGAAGAGGCACTGGCGATGTCAGCGGCCTTTGCAGAGCTTGCGAAGGATATTGAGGGCGCCGAAAGCATCGCAGCCCTGAACCGGAGGATCGTCGCATGACTCACACAAAATGCAGCCAGGCTTACCGTCGCCACCGCATAGCCGGACACGACCAGCAGTGTTTCGCAGCCTTTATGACCATGCGCCACTTGATCTCGTCGTACCAGGGAGCGGTTGTGCGGCACCGGAAGCGGTTGATTTTGGCGATGAAGAATATGGAGGGTGTGGTATGAGCGACACAAAATTTACTAAAGGAAACTGGCATTGGCGCGAAGACAAGTGGAATGGCGGATGGTCTGGTCTTTACTCCGACAACGACACGCCAGTCTTAGAGCCTCAAAGCTGCAATGAGGGCAATGACGGGGCCGCTTGGTTTGCGACGGTTGATGACGCTGGCGAAGAAGGTCTGACCGATGCTGACCGGGCATTGATCGCCGCAGCCAAGAAGCTTTATTGGGCTTTAGAGCAAGCCGTTACATCACTTCAGGACTCCGGTTATGGAAACAAGCACGTAACTGTTATGGCTGCCAAACAAGCGCTTGCCGAGGCCAGAGGGGAGAAATCATGAGCAAATCAAACATGCAGCACCAGCGCGAACAGGATGACGCCGCCGAGATTGAAAACATGGCCCGCGCACTGAAAATTGAAATGAAAGACGCGCTGGCTATTAACCACTATTTCGAGATGACCGGCGGGCGTGATGCGTTGATCTTCGACCGAGATAACGTGATCGACGTGATGATTGACCTTGATTCGGAGGGTTTTAATTGGGCGGTTGTTTCACAGGATGCAGTCATTTTGGCAGAGCTGAAAGCGCGGGCGATTGAGGACATTGTCGGTAATGCAGCGCACAAGCTGCGGCGCATGGCGGAATGGGAATTCAACAAGAAGGATGAAGCGGCATGAGTTCTATAGCAACAATCACCCAAGACATTTACGCCACGCGGGATGCGTTCTCGGCGGTCGCGTGTGAAACCGGACTGAACTTTGATAGCGAGGCTGGCTTTGCTATGCAGGCTATCCAGTCCAGCGATTACATGATGAAGATGGCCATGGGCAACCGGCAGTCTGTCGTCAACGCTGTGACCAATATTGCAGCCATAGGTATCAGCCTTAACCCGGCAAAGAAGCAAGCTTACCTGGTGCCTCGTGACGGCAAAGTGTGCCTCGATATCAGTTACATCGGGCTGATGGATCTGGCCATGGGCACCGGGTCAATACGCTGGGCGCAAGCTGAACTGGTTTTCACCAATGACAGCTTTTCGCTGAACGGTATGGACCGGCCGCCGACGCACAGCTTTGATCCATTCTCCAGCGACCGGGGCGAGCCCAGAGGCGTTTATGTTGTTGTCAAAACCGTTGATGGCGATTACCTGACCGAAACCATGAGCGCAGCCGAAGTTCACGCAATCCGCGACCGTTCCAGTGCATGGAAGGCCTGGATTTCTAAAAAGTCGTCCTGCCCCTGGGTGACGGATGAACCGGAAATGTGGAAGAAGACCGTCGTTAAGCGGGCTTATAAATACTGGCCGAAGACCGAGCAGCTAGAAAAGGCAATCCACCACCTGAACACCGATGGAGGCCAAGGCATCGCAGGCATGGGCCCGGCACAGTCTGATCCTGATATGGCGAAGCGCTGGGTGGATCAAATCGTCAAAGCCGGAACTAAAGCGGCTCTGACTGACATTTGGAAAAGTGCCGTAGCTGAAGCGCACAAGGCCGGCGATATGGCGGCTTACAACCAAATCAAAGCGGCTGTTGAAAAGCGTGGCGGTGAGCTGAAGGCCGCAGAGCCGGAAATCATTGAAGGGGAAACAGCATGATTATTTTAGACCTGCCGCAAGGCTCACAAGAATGGCTCGAAGCTCGGGCCGAGGTAATAACCGCTTCTCGTTTTATTGACGCCAGGGCACGACTAAAGGTTGCCAGCAAGAACGGCAAGGCTGGCGACTTTACCGGTAAGGCAATCGATTACGCATGGACAATCGCAATGGAGCGGATTTCTGGCCAGCCTTTGGATCAAACCTTCGTCACATGGCAGATGCGCCGGGGATCGGAGTTGGAGCCGGAAGCCCGCATGGCTTACGAAATGGAAACCGGCCTGCTGGCTGGTGACTCCGGCCTGATCCTGACCGATGACAGTGTATTCGGCTATTCGTCAGACGGCTTGGTTGGCGATGACGGACTGGTGGAAATCAAATGCCCGGCCAGCTGCCAGAAAATCGGCAGCATTTGGAGCGACCCGGCCAATGCGACCGCTGAATACATCGACCAGATTCAAGGCGGCCTGTGGATCACCGGGCGCAAGTGGTGCGATTTCATCATGTACTGCCCTTGGCTGGAGTCGGTCGGCAAAGAGCTATTCATTCAGCGTGTTGAGCGCGACGACAATTACATTGAAGCGCTGGAGCAAGACTTGTTGGCGCTTAATGTGCTGATTGAGAAGTACCGCAAAAGCATTACTGAAGCGCCTGTATCTCAATCTTCGGTTCCAGCACAGAGGGCGGCCGCATGAGCATCGAACAAGATTTGGTACTCCGTGAATACTGGATTGGATACCTGCGTGAGCGCTCCCTGGAAGCCTTGGGCGAGCGTTTTCACATAACCCCATGCGCTATATGGTACATCGAGAAAAAGGACGGCAACGGCGTCAGGAGCGAGAGAAACGCGCAGATCAAGCAG